CATCAAGCCTGCCTCTGCTGCTCTGCTTGCGTTTACGCCCTCTTTGCGCAGTCGCAGGTATTGCTCACCGCTGATGTTTGCGCCATTGTAAAGCATACTGATAGCGTGTACAGTTTTTGCACCTGCACCGGCAGCACCTACACCTTTAGTCAGTGCAAGCTGTGCTAAAAGCTGAATACCGTTTTCGGCCAGATCATAACCAAGTTGCCCAGCCGCTGTATCAGCCTTAACTTCTTCGCGCTTCAAAATCTCATCGGTGACATAGCCTAAAGCCTTGCTGATGTTCTCTGATTGGTCATACTCTTTAACAACATTCTTGTCACCCTTATGAGCTTCAATATTAGCGTCAACGGCCGCTTTAGCCGCACCGAATAAGCCACGCACCGAACCTTTAAGGCCGTTCATTACGGCAGTGCCTATGCCCGGCTTATCGTCGTTGATAATGCTGCTAGTATCAATCGTCGGTGAGCTATTGCTCTGTACTGCCTGCGAAAACTTATTGTACTCATCGTCGCTCATTTTTTGCAGGTCATAATAGCCTAGAGTTTCAGCAGGTGACAAGCCGCTGTCAATATCAGCAATAAAGCCATAATTAGCATATTCCTTTTTTGCCTTTAATCTGCGGTCGAATTCGTCTAAAGGTTCATTAGCCATTTAGTAATCTCCTTTCAGTAACTTTGCCAGATATGCACCGTTTATTTTGCCCGATGTGCCATCTAACCATTTAACATCGTACCAATCATCGCCCGTTTTAGTTACGCTTGCGATACCACGTGCAATTAAATCTGCGTCACTTGCTTTTATATCTTCTGTACTGTCAAACCAGAATGAATGTTTTTCGGTAACATAGCTGCCGTAAACCTTAGTTGTTACGCAGTTTTGCAAGGCTTCCAACAGCTCCGTTTCACCCGGATTCATGCCGTGATTTTTTGCGCGATAAGCGCGCACCCATTGCCGCCCGTAGTTTTGGATTTTTTTCTTATACAGAGCATCGGCATTTTTGCCTGCGACTTGTTGTACAAGACCTTCCATATCAAAAGCAAATTCGCCTGTCCCGTTATACCAATCGTTGTATATTTTTTCTAACTTCCCGCGCTGTGCAGACGATGCACCTTTGTTAGCAGCGTATTCTAAAAATTGGTCGATGCTAGCAAACTTGCCTTCTTGCAGCATATCTTCCAGTACGCCTATTGCATCATCATCAAGTTTTCCGTTACTGCTTCCACCGCTACCGCTGCTTCCACTTCTGCCTTGCGGTCCGTATATCGCCGTCACCGCATTACGGTATGTTACGTACTTGTCGGGGTCACTGCCTGCCTGGTTAGTAGCCCACGTCATAGCTTCACTGTAGCTTGTACCGTTATTAAACATAGCAAATAAATTGTTCTTTATCCCTTCAAAAAGTTTGTTTTTCTTATAAGTTTCTATTCTGTCATGGTCTGCCTTAATAATGCGGTACTGCTTCATAATGCGGTCTTGCTCATCCTGGCTCATGTTGTGGGTGCTGCGCACGTTCCCTGCCCTATTGGTAACACTCTCTGCATATTCTTTGATACTAGGCTCATTCCCATGCTGCGGCGTATCCCAAGTGTTTCCCCATACGTCCGTTGTTTTACCACTTACCCAGCGTTGTGCATTAGTTTCTCCGCTATACCATGCTACCGCTGCACCTGCTGCACCGTATTTATCATAGTATTGTTTTAACTTAAAGCGTGCTACAATCTCTTGATTTTCCGGTGTCATTGCTGCGCCTGCTGGCAAGCCTGCTTCTTGGCTCCAGCTAGGCCAGTTATCCGGCAAAATCTGATACTTGCCGCTTGCGCCTGTACGACCATTCTTGGCGTTATAATTGCCGCCGCTCTCTTGAATACCGAAAGAAGTTAGCAAATTCTCAAAATCATTACCGCTTTCGCCGCC